CTTCTATGGTGGCGATATAATCCAGAAGGCAGTGTTGACGACAGGTGAGTCAGGCGTATATAACAGGGTATATGGGAAGAGAGTCTGGTTACAGATGAGTCAGGAGATGAACGCCTTTGCTATCTTACCGAAGGAGCCTTGGGACGTTACGGGCTTCAGGGTATGGCGGGACTACATGAGCACTGCGAGTGGAGTTGCGGAGAATGCTGCAATACCGAGTTCTGCAAATCTTTCTGGCTATGTCAAAGAAATCGGGTCAGATGCACTGCAGCCCAAGCGATTGGCACATGTGTTTGAGGTTTCGGAGATACTCGAAGAGCTTGCAGCTCGGGGGGACGACGTGATAGGAGACCCGTTGAATACGCTCAAAGAGTATTTTGGTCTTCAGCACGTCAATGATATGAATGCTCACACCTGTGCAAAGGTGAATTCCAAGGCATGGGCTACGACTAACGATCCGGATTCGATAGATCACGTGGTGTCTGGTTACGTAGAGGCAGTGGAGCTTTCTGATGATGGGACTTACACGGACATATATGGAATAGACAGGCATACGGCTGCATCATGGGCAGATGCCTACGTGGATAATAATGGAGGAACAAACCGAGACCTGACGCTCGAATTGATAGATAATGCGTTCCAGACGATCTGGCATCGAGGTGGTCAGCCGAAAGTCATCCTGACAGGTTATGATACCCAAATGGCGATAAGTCAGTTACTCGAAGCCAATCGAAGATACCAGATGCCGACGACGAAAGTGGTGCCAACGTATCAAGGCGTCAGAGGTATAGAAGGAGTTGAAGGCGGATTTGTAGTCAGCACATACAACAACGTTCCGATCATAGCGTCGAGGCATGTTCAGAACGATGGAGCAGGCACTCTTTCGCGGATATACATCTTGGATACAGACTATCTGTCATGGCGAGTGCTCAGACCGACGCTCTACTTTGAGGCAGGTATCAGGACTGGCGATCCGTTCATAACCAATAATTTCGCTCAAAAGGGTATGTATACCACAGTTGGCAACTTGATCTGTCGCAGGTTTAACGTCCAGGCAAAGATAACGCATATAATGTGATCGGGCTATGACAACACATAAGATCAAAGTCGAGTGGCTGGGTCAGCGGCACACTACCCGTCTCCAGACAGAGGAAGGCGAAGTGGTTCTGTTCCGAGGTGTGCCGACTGAGGTGTTATTGACTCTTGAGCAAATTGAACAATTGACACAATCCGGGAACTTTCGGGTGCATGATGCAGATTTGATCGAGGAGGAGAAGGTTCCTCCGAAAACAAAGGTGCGGAAGGCTAAGATTTCTATACGAGACGGCAAAATAGTTCGAGGTTAAGGTTTCTGAAGTGGGTGGATGTTGTGGTGGTATATAATCAGGAGTGATGGGAAATGCCTGAGGAATTAGAGCGAGTTAAGCGGCTGATTGTCGCGAATAGGAGTAGACATGGATCGGTCTACATAGCGGAACGAAAAGAAGGTCAGAGAGTTGAGACGTTAGTGGCATTTGATCAAGTTAATCTGAATAGTACGAGTACCGGGATATTCGTCAATAACATTAGGAATCCGAAGGTCCTGGTGGCTACACCGTCGGGTGGCACTGTAAGTTCGCTGAGGTGGACTGTTGACAATACCGCTGGAGGCCAGACACCTTCTGGGACGTATATCAAACTGACTCATGGATCAGTAACGAACGTGAAGTGTTCGGTTATTGTGATAGGTGAGCAATAGACATGAACCGACGACAACTAAGAGAGCTTTTGGAAGACAATGGTGACCCTCCGCTTGAGGAGATGGTTCGTCGTCATTCGTTTGCCATAATTCAATTGATGACGGATATGAATTGGGTAAAGGCACTCTTGATAGCAATTTTAGCTTTTGTGTTGGGGTTATATGTACGAGGCTTATGAACGTCGTAAGTCAATTTAATCCAAATTTTGAGACCGGAATAAGTAGACAAACCTACTATATTTTGCAGTATCTCGAAAAAATAGGACAGTCGGTTAGTTTATTCACGTGGGAGCCGGAGTTTCGGAAGCCATTCTATTGGCATCGTTGGGTTGTGTATCCGGTAATGTATCTTCCATTGCGTGCAGAGGCGGCACCGGTTTTCTATTATGGGGAATATTGGTCAATGCCTGTTTCTGAATTCGATGCGGTGAATTTGCCTGTGTTCTGGTATGCACCACTTGATTCGGATCGGTTACCGGAGGATTGGTGGCAGTCTGCAGCTATTCCTGATGTGATTGTTCCATTTACAGAGTTTGCTCATGATCTATTGATAGGTGAAGTTTCGAAACGGTTTGAGAATAATGGACCTGTTGTGTGGAACGTAATTCCGCACACAGTCGCAGTCTTTGATAGCGACGAGCGAGAGGATTGGTCGAATGAGCAAATCCATGTTGGGATAGTGTTTCGACCTCAGATGCGAAAGAATCCCTGCGGGCTACTGGCAGCATTGAGAGAGCTTCGATTGCCGAATCTGAAAATTCATATAGTATCAGAAGATCAATTTGGTGAAGTGAACTTACCTTCGCTTTGTGCAACGTTCGGTTTAGATTGTGACATTCGGCAGGGTCTTAGTCCGTTAGAGATGCGGAAGTTCTATAACTCAATAGACATCTACGTCTCATTTTCGATGGGAGAGGGGTTCGATCTGGGGCTGGCTGAAGCTCTCAAGTGTCGGAAGTGTGTTCTCGTGCCCGATCTCTTTACTGCTCGCGAGTTTGGGGTTCCCGAAGAACATAGAGTTAGGTGCCGAGAGTTTAAACTGCCGACGAAGAGTCGCTGGTGGGTTGCGGAGATTGATGATTTTGTGGAGAAATTCAAAAGTCTTATGGAGCGAGATTTCCCGATAGTGGATGCGGATATGAGTCGGTACGAGCCTAACGCTGTAGGACCGCTCTGGCAGGATTTCTTTGAGAATGCAGAGGAGGTTGCGAGATGCGTTTGAAACTCGGTGTAGTCTCTTCGTTTCCGAATCCGGTTTGCGGGATATCAAGGCATACAGAGAATTTATGCAATTATCTCCAGCGAGACTTTGATCTTCTTATGCTTCAGAATCTTCCTTATTTGAAGAAATGGGATGGTCGTCTTGCGTGGCAGTCGAACCGATGGTTGGAAAAGAATCTTGATGTGGATGTTTTGTGGATACAATATGAGCAAGGACTCCAGATACCGCTTGAGGAGCTTTCGCAATTTACGGAGATTCCAAGAGTTGTAACGATGCATCAGGTTTTTGAGGGTGAGAATCACGTGAAGGCAGATTATGCAGTAGTTCACTTTCCAGAATTGTCGGATGGAAACAGAATCAGATACATTCCACATGGCTGTCGAGACTTGCGATTCCGGATATCGAAGGAAGATGCAAGGGAGATGATAGGGCTTCCATTGAATAGAACTATCATAGTTTCGCCTGGCAGGTTGGAGACGCGTCGGCAGTTGCACGAACTCTTACCGATTCTGGTACGACATCGTGATATAGAGTTCTACTTCGTAGGTGCGATACCGAATACGAACTTTTGGCAGTTTAAACGCTATATTCGAGTGTTAGAATCCCAGGCACCCGAAAATGTCCATTTCGTTGCAGGTTATCCGGTTCCGCAATTTCTTCTTGATCTCTATTGTCAGGCAGCAGATTATTTGATGTGGACAAATGTACCGACTCATTATTCAGTTTCAGGTGCAGCGCAGGCGGCATTCGAATTCAACAAGCTTGCTCTCACACCAGTTGGAGTCAGGCTCTTCAATTATCTGACAGACGAGAATTCGTTCAAGTTCTATTCACTAAACCATCTGGATGGGCTTCTTAGCGAGTTACACAATGATCCTGTACGACGAGCGAGGTTAGCAGAGGATTTTGAACGCTATAAGTTTCCGAGAGTTGCAAAGTTGTATAAGGAACTATTTGAAGAGGCTTATGGAGAATAAACCCTTTTCGGAAACAGAGTGGGATAAACTCTACGGAGGTCGTGAGCAGCCTTGGGAAGGTTGGGAAGTCATTACATCGGTCTTCGATTCGTTGCTTGACTTTGAATCAGTGCTCGATGTTGGAGCTGGTCGTGGCGATTTTCTCTACTATGCGGAGAGGATCGGCAAAAGATGTGTAGGATTGGATATATCGGACTGGTGTGCTGAGCACAAGTTCTGTGATTCGCCGATACTGGTAGGTGATGCTGTAAGGCTGCCATTCGAGGATCAGTCGTTTGATCTGGTTACAGCCTTCGATTTGCCTGAGCATCTTGATCCTAACCAACTGATAAAGTTTTTGAGAGAGTGTCGTCGGGTGGCGAGAAGATTTCTGGTGTTGCTTCCCTCGTCTATTGAGGAGTCAGATTCAGAAGGGATTAGACCTGCTGAGGAAGACCTTGCGGGGCACATAATCCATTGGTATCCAGACAAGTGGCTCCAAGTCGTTTATCAAGAATTAAGTCCTGAGTTTAAGTTTATGTCGAAAGCTGTTATAGACTTCTATAAGCGAACTAACCTGCTCGGTCTTCCACTATTCCAATGGAGACTGCTGTTGATATTCAGGAGATGAAGACTTTAGAAGAGATCAATCAGGAATGTGAGAGTTTATGGCAAGACGGTCTCAAGAAGTGTGCCACGAGGCTAATAGGTGATTTCTATATAGCTCGATCGGAGCCTTGTGATCCATGGTGGGATTGGGGAAGTCCTGCAAGCGAGTTATTAATGAGTGAACTTAAGTCTGGAAGCAATTTCTTGGATGCAGGAGCGAATTGGGGTTATTTTACATTGCTTGCAGCTACGAAGATAAACGAAGGACACATATATGCAGTCGAACCGAATCCGTTTGTCTTCAGGGTGTTACGAGAGAATGTTCTCATGAAGAGATTGGATAATGTATCGCTATACAACTTCGCTCTCTCTGATTCTGATAAGGAATTGACATTCTATTGGCGTAATAGAGCTAACGGTGATGGACGCTCGTATATGCCGAAGAGTGATGGAATTCAGTGGAACACTTATAAGGTGAGGGCTGTGACTCTTGATTTCTTTGCTGATAGGTGTATAGACTTCATAAAGATGGATATCGAAGGTGCAGAGATTGACGTGTTGCCTAATTCCGAGAAATTCTTTGAAAGGAACAGAGAAGTCAAGGTGCTATTAGAGCTACATAGTCGTTATATACGGGAGAGACTCGGTAACAAACGTCTTCAAGACTTCTACACCTTTCTCCGTGAGAGGTTCGAGGTTGAGGTAGGGCGTATTGGTTCTGGAGAACACCTCTATCTGACTCCCAAGTGAAAATTGCAATGACAGCCAAATATGGGCGTCTGGTGACAAATCTTCAATGGGATGATGTTTTATATAGGCAAGCTAATAAAATTTCGATGTCGTTGATATATGAGCGTCTGATGCAAAATTAAGAGGACATGCTCGAAGTCCATATCATAACTAACCGACCTGAACTTGAGAAGTTTCTTCGGTATTGGAAGAATGTTCAAGTATCAGTGCCTACCGTCATTAGGGTATTAATGTTAGATTACGAGGAACAAGAGTTTGATCTTCAGTCAAATCTAAGGGTCGTCTATCATAGGCAACAGACCTTTCCAAAGACGACTTTTATGAACCAGGCGTGGGCACGTAATGAACTTCTCACCTACCTCGCGGATGAAACTCGGTATGTACTCTTCTTCGATGACTGGCAGCGACCTTCTGAGAATTTGTTAGAGGAGCATCTCAAATATCTCAGACTTGACTATGGAGTCTGTGGACGGAAGGTGGATTGTGATCGAAACGGATTCAATTGTGAAGATGATATACGGAACCGTGGTATGCTAAGACCAGCCAACTATGGAGAGTTCTGGACTGCGAACGCCTCTGTGCCACGTGAATATGTTGAGAAGGTTAACGGCTTCGATAATCGTTATAATGGTGGTACAGGCGGGGAGGATTTTGATCTCGCATTGAGAATGTCAAGGCTTGGACTAAAGTTCTTATACAATCCGGATGCAGTTTCTTATCACTACAATCACGATCACCTCAATTCGCAGCGACCCCCGCATACTCTCAGTGAATTCAAATACCTTCCGGAGTATGGACATTATGGCAGTTGGGAGAGGGTAGAGTCTGACCAATTCGAGTTCTGGTGGGAAGGTCCTATCAAATATTTCAGATGCCGAAAGTGTGGTGCGGTAGGAATCGTGGACTCGGTTCAGGTCTATCAATATAATCTTCAACACAATGTTATCGAAGTTGAGCACGGGCTGAAGGAGGTCTTGGATGCGCGAAGAGGTTGATGTTGTAGATGAGGTCTCGATCCGAGTCATTAGAGGCAGACGAGGCAAACGAGCCTTCTTGAACTGGCTGAATCAAAAGTTGGATTTGGATAGGAAGAGGAGGTCAATGAATGAAAACAAAAGAGCGAAAGATAACAGTCAAGGGAAGAACGAAAATAGTTCTCATAGGACCAGACGGTAGAGTTAAGGCGAAGCGGGAAGCAGAGAATCTGATCACTGATGCTGGATTCGATTACCTTTGTAGGCAGATCGGTGAGTCTACTCAACAGAGTATGCATTATTGTGCGATAGGGACTGGTTCAACATCACCGTCGTCAGGGGATACAGCGTTAGAGGCTGAGGTCGCGAGAGTAAGTGGTGTATATTCACATACTGCGGGTACAAAGACATTTACAAATCTTGCTACATTCGGTGCGGGTGTGGGAACAGGTTCAATACGAGAGGCAGGGTTATTCAATGCCAGCAGTGGTGGGACAATGCTGAACCGACAGACGTTTGGTGTTATAACGAAGGGTTCTAATGACATTTTAAAAATTGAATGGACGATTAGTCTATCGTAGTTGTGATTTTAACAGGACTGGCTAATCTCAGCAATGGTTAATCTCTATAAGCCAATCATTCACGATGTAATAGGAGCACCGGTAGATAAGACAGGGCTTGCAAACCAGCGAGTGCCTGAATACTCTTCACCTTCAGGGTCATTTCATTTTTCACAGGTGGGTCTTCACGATGGAGACCTCTGTCGTTTGCCATCGGCATCTGAAGGTCAAGTTCTCAAACGTGGTGCGACTCAGTGGGAGGCAGGTTCTGGTGGAAATGGCGGAGTTGATAAGTGGACGGAATTGAGCGACACTCCCAGTTCGTTTACAGGTGCGGGTGGCAAGTTAGTTAAGGTAAAGTTAACCGAAGACGGTCTCGAGTTCATTGTGCAGGGGTCAGGTGGCGGACTTGATGCTGACAAGGTGGATGGAGCACATAAATCAGATCTCGAGGCTACTATGGACACTAAGATCTCAGATCATGCGGGTAATGCTTCGGCTCATCATACGAAGACTACCAGTTCGGAAATTGATCATGGTTCTGTGCAAGGTTTGAGTGATGATGATCATCCGCAGTATCTGCCTGTGGACGGGTCAAGAGCGATGAACGGTGATCTGGATATGGACGGACATTCTATCTCAGGTGTCTTAGAGATGGCAATTGATACCATTAACGAAAGAACGTCTGGCTCTGGTGTCACGATTGATGGATTTAAAATCAAAGACGGAACGATAGATGGAGGTACGTTCTGAGTAATGGCGAACAAAATCTTACTGAAGCGAGGAGCGAATGCGAACTTACCTACATTAGCAGAAGGCGAACCTGCATTCACTACGGATAAGAAGGAGTTGTGGGTAGGTTCAAGTGAGGGCAATGTGAAGATAGGACCAGGAGCAGTAGCAGAGCAGGAGAACGATCCTGTCATTGTAGCACATCTCGCAGTCGGTAGCAACACTTCTTATCAATCTGGTTATGGACTCGCAGTGTTTGGTAACTATGCTTACATGGCTCATCAAGCAGATCGAAAGATTTATGTGATTGACATATCCAATCCAGAATCGCCGGTTAAGGTAGGAGAGTTCACACATAGCGACTGGGCAGATGCGTTGGATGGACCTCGATATCCAGTGTTCGATGGTAGGTATCTGATTGTAGAAGGTCAGGGATCGAGTAATGCCTTCTTTGTTCTGGACATGAAGAATCCAGCATCGCCACAGGTTCTTTATCATCCATCGGAAGCATTCGGTTGTGACCGAGGCTCGGAGTTCTTCGGGGAGCGTTATGCTGTCAGATTGATTTCGGGTCACATACGAATAATGGATTTCGCTGATCCCACGTCGCCGGAGGTTCTCAAAGACTACACTACGAAGATGTCAGGTGCCCAGCATGTGTGGGTTGAATATCCTTACGCTTATGTAGTTCGGAGTGTTGGGTCGAGTGAAGATGTGCTGGTGATTCTCGATATTACAGAGCTTGATAATCCTGTTGAAGTCGGTAGCCTTCAACGAGGTTCTAACTTTTCTGACAGTGTCGAGGCTATTCAGGTCAAGGGTAGGTACGCCTTCATTGCGGATACAGGTGGGGATGCACTTGCTGTCGTTGATGTTAAAGACAAGACAAATCCGTCCTTTGTCTCTCATGTCGTAGATAATACCAAACTCAATGCCATCAAGGGATTTGATATATCGGATCGTTATGCCTATTGTGCCGCTTCGGCTTATGATGGAGTAACGGTCGTGGATATTTCTGATCCTTCAAGTATGAGTATTGTCGGGTCAGTTTCAAGCTCAACTTATCTTGATGATGCAATAGATATAAGGGTTCAAGGTCGTTATGCCTATGTAACCTCATTAAATTGTGGTTATTTTACTGTTCTCAGACTCAGAGGCTATAAGTTTCCAACTGCACACGTCGGTGCTCTTTATGGGCGTCGGGGTTATATTGGGGAATTGAGAGTCGGAAGACTCATAGCCCATGACATCCATGAACCTACTCCAAGTGGTGGTGTTCGGACGTTCAATGCAAATGTAGATATGCAACATCATGATATTCTTCATCCAAGATGGTTGTGGGAAGGGATAGGTTCGTCGGGAATCAAGTTTGGTGACGGTCGAGTTCTTTGCTATGCTGAGGACTATTGCTGGTGGACGGGTAAGGTAGGTAGTAAGTATGGGTTGCATCCCGGCTCACCTGGCTACGTACCTGCTCGTTCATTAGGTGCAAGTGGCGCTGAGTGGGAAGAAGGTCATATCAAGAATCTTAAGTCTAACGAAATTGCTCCAGTCGGCAGTAATGGTACAGTATTGGTCAAGCCGCGAATCCCTGACTCTCCGCCTTCCTCAGCTTCTGACAATGGACTTGCTGGTGAAATAAGGTATGATTCGAACTATCTCTATGTCTGTGTCGGAACTAACCAATGGAAACGAGTAAGTCTATCTTCATGGTAAGATGATCGAAATTAATTGGGAATACATTCACGATGTGGCTTTGGATGAGGTTGGGAATATTACTCGATTAAACTCTGAGATTATCATCTCCAATACCGATTGGGGTGTTCTATCCTTCTATTTATCATCTCGTCAAGTTGCAGAAGTAATTTCAGCCGAACTTTATCTTAATGTAACGACTGCTCAGGCTTCGCAAACTCTTGACATAGGCAAGATAGGTTATTTGTATTCTGAGTATGATTGTTGGTCACACTCTTGGGGCGATAGCAGATTCATCGCAGAGGAGGAGTCATTTGGGCTATATGTTGAGGGTTCGGACGCGCTTCAAACGACAGGTAACCATTGGGTTGATTTAGGTTCGTTAGCGTGTGTAGATATTCAGTGTCTTATGGAAAAAGGTGGCTTCTTCGGAATCTTTTTAAAGGGAAATGCCTCCGATCAAGCATCCATAGCTTCAGTAGCTTACCCGAATTCGGATGTCAGACCGAAGCTCAGGATAAAACATAGGTAAGATGGGTGAAATCGAATGGGAATTTCAGGAGTCCTTACCTGTTCGGACAGAGGTTAATACTCAGCCTCCCTTCTATGTTGCCACTCCAGAATGGTCATGGCGATGGATTTCTGATCCTATCCGACATTCGGATGGTAGGATATGGTACGTTATGATTCGGGAAACTTCTCAGGTAACGTTAAGACCAGGATATTCAAAGGGAGATTACTGGCGAATCTATGATTTATCGGGTTTTGATCAAAGCTTGAATCCAGAAGTTACGGGATTTCCTGAATACGAGGGTGGTCTTGCGCCGAAGGCTCGCAGTGATGGCAGGTATATTGGAACTTTCCTGTATTCGAGAATGATGTCAAAGCAATTAACCGGAGCATATTGGGATACAGAGGGAGCGAGCTGGATTACTAAGACATATACGTTGGATTATTCTTTGAGGGAATTTGAGGTTATTGGTGGGGATTCAGGATTTATGATTCTGGCTCTTGATAGTAGTGGTGGAGAACACTGGTTAAGGATTAAGCCATGACATTCGATACGATTACCGAGAACTTTTCAGTAGAGATCGCAAATAAGGTTAGGCTTAGCGACTGGCTTGTTCGAGAGCCGTATATCTATTCGGCATTTGTAGACCGGTTTACAATTCGGGTCTATCGTCGTGAACGAATAGCTCCTTCGAATGTTGTAGAGTATTTATTAACTCTTCCCCAGGGCACAATTATAGAGGATGTCAAGATCGCACTGGATGCGACAGATAATTTGTTCGTGGTCGTTCTTGATTGGAGTGGTAACGAATATAGAGTTGGGGTTTGGGAATATATTACAAGTGGTTTCCGGTTTCGGGGTTACGCGTTGCGTTCTCTGTATCCTCTAAGGTTACGATCGTGTTTCTTTGGTATAAAGGGTGACCTTCGGATCGAGCATCTGATCTTTGATGGCTACTGCTGGCGACTGGGAGTTGCGGTTAAGGAGGCAGGTGGAGATTGGGCAACCTCAACGTTTAAAACAGGTAATCTTCTTTGTTATGGTTCTCTCCGACCGGGTAAGGAATTATTTAATGATAAGATCAATATGCCTGTTGAGGGCAATCTCTTTACGATTCTTGAAGATAGACATGGTCGAGAGACAGTTGCTATTGGTAATCTTGAGGAGACTTCGTATGTAACAGTTGGTGATGGTGCGAGTGGGCTGCTTCATAAGGTTCCAGGTTGGCAAGACTGGTTCTTTTTAAGTCACGGCTATTATACGCAGCGAGTTAGGAAAGACTTCACTGATTACAGTGCTCTCCATTGGACGGATGGTGAGTGGGTTCATGGGATTACGTGGCGGAAGGGTAAAATATGGACAGTGGACTACTATTCTCATGGTTATGATGATGATGCAATTGTTGCAATCGAAATTGATCCAGACGGCTGGAGCTATACAAAGCATGACGTGTGGGGAGGTAGTTATGGGGAGCACGTCGATCCGTTGTGGGTGACTGCGGTAGGAGAAGACCTCTACTTCTCAGGTTATGGTATCGGCTGGCTTTGTAAGTGGAATCCCGATACTGGTGAGAAAGAGAAGATAAAGTTTGCAGAAGTTAGAGATTGGTATGAGGCATTCTGGCCATATTCAGGTTGGATTTACGAAGATTTCCTTACACCGATCCAAACTTACGAAGTGGGTGGATCTCTTCGTTGTCTAACTCAGACCTGGTGTTATCATGCATCGGTGGATTGGCAAGTATTAATTGATTTTAATCATGAGGATTCTGCTGATTATAGATTTTTGAAACTTCAGGGTGTTGAGAAAGCAGGTCATGACACTGAATACTTCTTAGTTTCTTACCCTTACGTGTATCTGACTGCTGGAAAGGTGTTATTTCAGGTTGATCTCGTTCAATGGAGGGTTGTTAATTCTACTTATATTGGCGACCTCTATGGAACGGGTGATTGGCATTTTCCGGAGGTTAAGACTGACGGACATTATCTTTATCTGACATGCCCAGGTTCTTACAAATTAGCGATATTCACTTTTGACTTGCGGCGGGTA